CGACAGCACCAGACTGAAAGCAATGGCTCTGTATGTGGTGGTGGCGGCGGTGGCGGTCACAACTTCAACAAGACTCAGAGCGCTTCAACGGGGCAGGAATACACGGGCTGTCCCGGCAAGGCTGGCGCTGGCGGTGCCAGTAAGACTCAGGGTACCACTGGCGGAGATACCACGTTTACTTGGCCCGGAGCCAATGCGTCGTCCGCACGTGGTGGTGGTGGCGGCGGCTCCCACGCCAATGGCTCCAACTATAACGGTAAGCAAGGTGGTAACGGAGGCGGTGGTGGCGGTCGATACGGCACTAGCATCACCTCTCAGGGTGGTACTGCTACTCAAGGAAACAGAGGCGGTAACGGTAACTCATCTGCTGGCGGCGGTGGTGGCGGCACTAACAGTGCTGGTGCCGCAGGAGTCTATGGCTCTAGTGACGCACTTCGCAGGGGTGGCGCAGGCGGCGGTGGCGTGAACACCGCTCCCTTTGGCGTCTACGGCGCTGGCGGCGGCGGTGCTACTGGTGGTTCAGGTGGCGGCGGAGCAGGCGGTAATGGCGGCGGCGGTACTGGAGGGCAGTGTGTGCAGGGCAAAGGCACAGCTACTGCTGGCTCTAAGCAAGGCGGTGGCGGAGGTGGCGGTGGCGCATCCTCTAACGGAACCGTTGCTGAGGCTGGAAAGGCAGGCGCTCACGGCATCGTTAAGTTTTCTCATGCGATCTAACAAGGAATTGAGATGAAGGTTAAATACAAGGTAATTGATTACCGCCCAGAAGTGGAGTGGATCGCCGTAGAGTTTACGCATCCCGATCAGCCTGATGTGGTGTGGACTCAGCAGTTCAGCTTTCCTGACTTCACTAGAAAAGAGAAGCTAATCGACCATCTTCGTGCAGTTGCTTCGCGGATCGCTGGATCTTGGACTCGCATCCCTGATCACCCAGAGAGTCTGGTTATTCCTGAGAGCGGAACAGTGGACGTAGAGCCAGAGTTGTATCTGCCCTATGAGCCAAACCCGCAGTATGAGGAAGAGCCTGAGTGGGATCAGTGGACTCAGGAGTTGATTCCCGGAGAGGTCACAAGCCCCACGCAGGAGACGATCCCGTGGATCGTCCGTGACCTTACGGCAGAAGAGATTGACCAGAGGCTTGCTGAGGCGGCAGAGGGCTGGCGTCAGGATCGTAACTGGGCGCTGATGCAGACCGACTTCATCTTCTCGACTGATGTCACTATCGAGAACATGGATGCTTGGCTGGAATATCGTCAAGCACTGCGCGACCTAACTGACCAACCGAACTTCCCGAAGGACGTTCAGTTCCCCCGTAGACCAGACTATAAGGAAGACGGCTCCTAATGAGCGTAAACCTAACACCTCCAGTCTCTTTGCACGAGATACGCTACAACTTCGCGAAGACGGGTGACGTGTCAAACAATGATCGCTACGTCCGCGACTTTAACCAGTTGTTGGACGGGCAGGAGTTTGACTTGCTCGACTACGCGGGTGCGGCGTTTGGTCTTCAGCATGAGTTTAAGGAGAGGGCCGCAGGAGAGCCTAAGTGGCAAGCAGATGGCTCTGTATACGACCTCCCACTCGACCAGATAGATCGACGTGCTGACGGCTTCGTCCAGCTTGATAACTCTGATGCTGTGATCTGGCCCACGCCTGACGGCACCCCGGCAGTTGCTCTGAGAATGTATCAGAAGTACTACGACAGATACCCCGGCGCTGTTGGCATCAACGGCTGGTTCTATGCCAGTGAGGTCGGCTCAGACAAGTTGTATGAGGCTGAATGGGTGCTTGAGACTGGGGACACGTTCCCGGCTGGCTCTCAGATATGGGGGTTCGTCTTCGGCTACCGCTATGGCTACCTAGACGGAGATCGTATCCAGTACGCAGGACAACAAATTGCCAGCCCCGGATTAAACACGAAGTATCCCTTCAAGACCACTTTCAGTGTGGATAAGAACTACAGGCACTGCCTGCTGAACTTCTCACTCTGGATGCCGGGCGCTAGTAGGGATCAAGAATGCAAGGGGTACATGCACTCTTGCACGATAAAGAGGAAGCCATGAGAACTTTCGCTGTTATGTACAAGCCACCATACGCTCACCCCAAGGTGAAGAAATTCGATGCACGTAGCTTTAAAGATGCCCTGAAGAGAGCGGGTAAGGCTATTGAGGATAAGGAGATTGACCTGACAAGAACGCCACTTTTGCTTGTGGACTTTCAGGAGCATAGAGCAGAAATGATTGCAGACGGCGGTAATGGAAGAATGAGGATTCTCGATAGCGACAAGACTTATGGCGAGATGACTGACTTCACAAGGAGAGTGTTATGAAGACGATTATTGTAGGGATGGCGTTAGTCAGTTTTTTGGGATGCGCTTCGGCGGAACAGAAGATGGCAAGCAAGCAGGACTATCGCCGCGCACAAGTAGAGGCGATCAGAGTTCAATCAGAGTCTCGCATCAGCCGTGATCAAGTCAGCGCGCTGGAGAAGCAGGCCATGTGGAATGCACTGGCCGAGGTAGTAAAGGCTAATCCAGAGGCGGCATCTAACGTGGCTATCGTGGCCGCTGTCGCGGCCGCTCGTGATGGCGGTGCTGGTGGCGAGACCACGTCTGAGGGTATGGCTCTCATCAAGACTGAGCGTGATGTGACTGCTCTGGACTGGGCCAAGGTGCTCACTGGACCCGTGCTCGGGACTGTGACTCAGGTAGGTATTGCGGCATTGAATACTGACCTCCAGAAAGAGATCAGCAGGAACAATACATCAGTGGACATCGTCGAAGCTGAGATTCAAGGCAAGATCTATGACGCCGTTGGAACCATGGCGGCTACACCTAGATCGACTGTCACGGTTTCAGACAGTGGTAGCTATATTGGTGGTGACTCAAGTGTGAGCACTAGCACTGAGACCAACACTACTACCACCACCTCTACCACTACCACGACCACTACCGATGATGACATCTACGTTATTAACACAAGCGCGGCTGATGCTGACAATGAAGTCGATGACCTTCTTAGCGAGGTGGATAGTTTCGGCCTGCCTGATGACGATGATGTTGATGTTGACGATGGTGGTGATGACGATTCCAGCGACAGCGGCAGTGACGGCTCTGATGATGGGGGAGAGGACGAATCTGAAGAGGGGGATGAGACGTTTGATTGCTCTGATCCGCAGTTCAGTCCTACCCCGCCTGAGTGCTCAATATGATTGGCGAAGTACTGATTGGTGGATTGATTTTCGCACTGAAAGGGAAGCGGCCTCACGTAGAGCGAGGCTGGCAGAAGCAGTGCAAGACGAAAACCGAATGGGAAGTTATGCCCAAGAACGGAGTGGGTACGCGTGAGTGCGGCTTCAACCCAATGAAACACGAGGTGACATGTAATGGCTCTTGAGAACGCGGAATATATCACGCAGTTACAGCAGGGGAATCCCACGAGGGATGACCCTATCTCTGATGGTGACAACCACATAAGAATGATCAAGGACGTGCTCAAGAACACGTTCCCAGAGGCTGATGGGCCTCAGGCAAAGGTGGTCGATCCCCAATTAGCGGCAGGCTCCGTTATTCATAACCAGAACGGTAAGTGGATAGAGACGGCGGCTGTGACCATTGACGGGAACGGAAACATCGTCTCTGAGAGCATTCATACGCGCGGTAACGTGTTGGCCCAGTCTGATGAGCGGCTGAAGTCGAAGCATTCGACGATTGATGACGCTCTGGACAAGGTCAAGACGCTGGACACCTTCACGTATCTGCCCAACGAGCAGGGAGTGGAGTGCGGTATGCCTTACATCGAGCAGGCTGGTGTATCTGCCCAGCAAGTACAAGCAGTGTTCCCTCAGGCGGTACAGCAGACTGACAACGGCTATCTGGCCGTGGACTACGCACGCCTGTGCGTGCTTCTGCTGGAGGCTGTGAAGGAGTTATCGCATAAGGTGGAGAATCAGCAGTGATCGTAAAGATCCGTGACATGGGCGCGAACGGGATCAACAGTGATTTGGCCCCGTGGGACTTGCCGCCTAACATGCTAACGGACGGACGCAACTTCCGCGTGATGTCTGGCAAGGTGCAATCAAGCGGTGGCTCTCAGCTACTGCTAGAGGGCGCTCGGGGTACGATTGGCCACTTGGATCAGTCCAGCGACTTCGAGGGTACCAATCAATGGATACTGTGCCACTCCAATGGCGTCGATACTCTCTATAATCAAGAGTTCGTAGGCATCTACGATGCCAACGGTACGGTAGATCCTTATCAATGGACAACTTGCCAGATTGGTCAGGTGACGTTCCTGAATCACCCCAGCACTGGCCCCATATACTTTACCGACTGGTCAAGCATTGCTGAAGGTGCAGAGCCCTTGCAGTGGTCACCCACGCAAGATAAGTGGGAGCACTCAGCGCGCCAGCTTCACGCTCATAAGAACTTCTTGTTCGCTTTGGGCATGGTTGAGGATGGCGAGTACTACGAGGACCGCGTCCGCTGGTCACATCCTTGCGACCCGAACGGCATACCATATACGTGGGAAGGTCCAGATAAAGACCCGTCATCTCTGGCTGGATTTGTAACGCTGGGACGTGGCGGAATGGTGGTCGGTGCTGAGAGCCTGCGTGACTCGTTCGTCATCTACTCTCAGGAAGCATTAAACGTGCTCGACTTTACCGGAGATGCCCTTGTATGGCGAAGGAGAACCCTCAGCCAGACTGCTGGCTTGGTAGGCGAGAAGGGGTTGATCGAGGTAGGCGGCATCCATTTCTTCATCTCTAGCGAAGACATAATGATGTTTGACGGTAACTCAGCCCAGAGCCTGTTGCACAACCGTCTCCGTAAGCGCTTCGCCACCACATTGAACGAGGACGCACGTCACCGCGCCTTCGCGGTGGACAACAAGATGACAAGTGAGGCTTGGTTCTGTGTTGCTGAGGTGGGACATGATGAGCCTAACGTCGCATACGTGTACAACTACCGCGACGGTAGCTGGGCCATACGTGACCTCAGCACGACGCGTAACTTCTCTCACGCCACCTTTGGCTATCAGCCTGTTGACGTGCTGACTTGGGAAGACTTTGCTCAACCATGGCTGGGTGAGCGCACCACGTGGGCGACTGCTAACCGACAGCCATTCGACGGGGTCATCATTGGTTGCTCAGGCAATCAGGTGCATAACGTGGACACTCAGTACCCGGACGATCCGGGCCTTACCACGTTCATTGAGCGCGTTTCTATGCCCATGCAGGGGCATGAGGACGTGACTATGCTGTCGCGCATCTACCCTCAGGTAGAAGGCAATACACCTGTAGAGGTCAGCGTGGGTAGTCACCACTATGCTGGTGATGGTGCGCGCTGGAAGCCGCCAGTGGTGTTTGATCCCAAGACGGATCGAAAGGTAGACATCAGGACTAGCGGCGAACTTCATGCCTTCAGAGTGGAGGGGCCGACCAACGGCAACTTCAACCTGACTGGCCTTGACATTGAATTTGTACCAGCGGGTGGACGATGACTTATAGATCTGAACCAGTACCGCACGAGATTGACCAGTTTCTGTCTGAGTACCTAGATCGGCAGTTCATAGGAATTGATGTCGCACTAGCGCAGTTCAAGGCACCCGTCACGGGACAGGTTCCAGATCGCAGGCAGATGGGTTTGATTGTTTACGTCAGGGAAGATGGATTCTACGGATGCGTAGAAGAGGGAGAGGATCTCGTATGGAAGAAGCTAACTTTAACGTAGAGCACGTGCCAGCAAACTCAGTGTGGGAGCACTGGGAGTACATAGATCAGTACGTGACGGAAGCCGCAGAGGCTACCTACGGGGAATGCAGTAGAGAGTACTACCGTGGCCAGCTAATCAGCGGCGAGCAACAGTTACTGCTGTTTAAGTTAGACGGAAAGATTATTGGGTGCATGACGTGCTGTATAGACGTAGCCCCAACGGGCAGGAGGTATCTCGAACTGCCTTGTCTTGGTGGAGACCACAACATACTCAGCAACTATACGACTGAGATAGTGGATCACATCAGGATGATGAAGGACATGTACATGTGCGATGTCGCACGAGGCGGGGGAAGGAAAGGGTGGCAACGCTTCCTCCGTAACGAAGGTTTCAAACCAACTCAAACTTTTGTGGAGTTATAAAGATGGGCGTAAAAGGTGGAAGTAATTCCTCGAACAATAGTAGCGTCGGCCAGAACACTGGCCAGAGTAATGGCGCTAACGCATCTGTAGGAATGAACTTTGGCCAGACCCAGTCTGGCAATCAGTCTGCTTCGTCAGGCAGTTCGTTCAACAGTTCAAGCCAAGACGTGTGGGGCGCGCAGTCGCCGCACCTAGAGAACGTCTATAACAACGCTACTGACCAGTATGGTCAGGCGATTGGCCAGATCAATGACATGCAACCCATGGTGCAGGATCAGGTGTCTGGTGCATTTAACCAAGGCCAGCAAGGCTTTGGTAACCAGATGCAGGGTGGATTCGCGCAAGGCTTGCAGGGTCAGGTTGGCCCTAACAGCTACGTGAACGCTCTGTCTGGCGACATGATGAACGACGCGCAGAAGATCAAGGCTCAGAACCTACAGGGTATTGATGCTCGTGCGGCGGCGTCTGGCATGTCTGGATCGTCTGGCTACCACGACTCGGCCAACAAGATGGTCAACAACGTGGACGAGGCAACGATGCAGGGCATGAACCAGCTTCGATTCAACGCGCACAATCAGGGCGTCCAGAATCAGATGAACCTTGCAGGCATGATGGATCGCAACCAGCAGTTTGGTGTAGCCAACACTGGCGCGATGCAACAGAACGCGATGAACCAGTTCAACCCAGCGATGGCTGGTCTGAACGCTACTGGCATGTACGGCCAGATCATTGGTGGACCCACCACGCTGACTCAGTCTTCTGGTGGCTCTTCAAACAGTTCCTCTAGCAGTGGCTTCAGTGACTCTGTCAACTACGGCATGAATCAGTCTGGCGGCTACACGGGCTCTAACAACTACGGCTCCAACGTAGGTCAGGGCGCGTCCAACGGCTGGAACGCTAACGCTGGCTTCAGCTACGTCTAAGGAGTGACTCATGGGTAAGACACGCAGAAATAGCAACACCAACAGTGGCCGAACGTCTCACGACGCGGCCACGTCCACTAACCTAATGAACAACCAGTTTGCTAAGAACCCCATGCACACTCGTGAGCAGGGTCAATCCAGCTTGATGAGCATGATCGACGGCATGATGGACAACATGGACGGCTTCGTAGAAAAGATGGACGGCAAGGTTGGAACCATCTTTGGCGGCGGTGTGAATCCAGCCAAGCAACATTTCATGTCCCAGACTGGGACTCAAATGGCTCCTGTCGGTCCAGCTAGTGATAGAGACATTGCTATCGCTATGGCCCCGCAACAGCCTCAGCCTGCGCCAGTTGCGCCAGTTGCGCCAGCAGAGCCAGAGAGCCAGCTACCGCCATGGGCGGCTAAGTTGGACCCCAAGGCTCAGGAGGCACTGAAGGGCTGGATGACCAAGAGACAAGAGCGCATTGACCGACGCGACGAGCGTCGTCAGCGAGCAGATCAGTTCCTTGGACTCGATATGAATCGACGGCGAGGGGCTGGGGAGACTTATGACCTATGATGGGATTTGGATTTTTAGGAGATGGGTGGGACGTACTCGATAGTGCGGACGCTGAGAGAAAGAAGCGAATCAAGGCGGCGGCAGAGCCAGAGAATGTGGCTCAAGCTGAAGGTTACGATCCCCAAAAGACAGAGACTAAAACAAGCCTCCTCTCAGGATACATGGAGGCACCAGTCGCGCCTTGGGAAAAGGAAAAGGCCGAGCAAAGCACTGGTGAGTACTGGGCAAAGAACATCCTCGGAGTGAACTCGTTGTTCTCGCCTTCGGCTCGCAAGGCCCACATGGCGCGTGAGGTGAAGTACGAGGATGCTCAGACGGCGGCTCGTGCGGCTGAAGCGCAGAGACAGTCCTACTTGGGATACAACAAAGAACTGGTCGATAACTTTGCTGACGGCGACGATAGCAACAACATGCAGGGCATCCTTGACTGGCAAGTGAACACTGGTCAGGACTTGTCGTTCGATGATCTGGCGACCATGGACCCAACCAATCCGCTGTTTGCCAACTCCTCTGGTAACACTTCGAGCGCGTCAGCGCGCAACAAGTACTTCGACGCAGAGCCATTCATTAATGAGGACGGTCAGTTTGGTTATCGCCAGCTAACAAAGGATGGCAGTGAGCCTATAGTAACAATGTTGCCTCCCGGCCAGTACCCGAAAGAGTGGGTAATCGATGCGAACGATCATTCCCAGTTGTGGAAGGAAGCGTCTGGTGAGTATACGGTGGAGCGCTCCGCGCTCAGTCAGGCTGGTGTAGCCCTTGATGCCGTCAACGCGGTTAAGGACGAAGACTGGTCCGCTGGTATTGCAGGCGACCTTGAGAGTTTCTGGAAGCAGAGCATTACTGGTGACACTGATCGTGAGCAGTGGGCCAAGAAATACGCTATCAACATCAGGAACCTTCAGCAGATTGGATTGCTACCTCCCGGTCCAGCAACGGACAAGGACGTAGACATCGTGATGAAGGGCGCTCCGAAGGACAGTGCAAGCAAAGAGGCGTGGGTCGCGTACCTGACCTCTGTCAACAATCTGCGCCGAATCTCAAGTGCAGTTGCTGATTCCAAGCTAGAGCACCTTCAGACAAACCAAGGACGAATGTTTGGTATGGCAGGGTGGAGACCCGACGTTGAGGGAATCGAGAACACTGTCTACGGGGCGCGAGTCCCCGCACAAGAAGCTGGTGCCAGCGATGCCCCGGTTGATCAGGCGACCAAAGAGTTCGACCCAACCAACCCAGACTTCCTAGAGTGGAAGAGAATAAACGGATATAAGTGATGCCTACAAGCGATGAGGAACTGTACGAGCGCTTCCTGTACGAGCAGTACTTAGCGTCTCAACAGCAGAACGAGGATATACCCACTGGGGCTGACCTAGTGGGCGCGCCTATGCCTGCTGAAACAGAGAAGCAGGACAAGTACGGGATCAAGGATACCTTTGTTGGGATGCTTGAGACTGCGACCGCTCTGACCACGGGTGCTGTTGGTGGCACTGCTGGCCACATCTACGGGACGCTTGATGGTCTTGTTGGTGGCGGGATGGCTGGTATGGAGTTTGGTACTGGTGAGATGGGTGAGAACATGGCGGGGAGGGCTAACGAGGTTGCTGGCGCTCTGACCTATGCGCCTCGAACTGAGGCTGGCCAAGAGTTCACCAATGCTGTGGGCGGCGCTATGGGGCCGCTAGAGGCGCTTGAGCCTGTGATGCCTGCGCTGGGCATAATGCCAGACCCACGAAGGGTGCAAGCAGTTCCAGAGAAGACCTCACGAGAGGTAGAAGCCGCTCTGGACATGACACGCGGACAAGGCGACCCGCTCAAGATGGGTAACCCTGATCAGCAGTGGAATGGCGCTATGTATCCGGGTGTCACTCGTGACCCTGCCGCTGAGGCTCTGACTGTGCAAGGCTCGCCGTTCATGGCTCCTGAGCACGTTCAAGCGTTTAAGCAGGCTGACCCAGCAACCAAAGCTAAGTTGCAGAGGATGCAGGATGAGGCGAAGGCGTCAAACAACGGCGTCAACGCGCAACACTCGCCCTACAACGTGATCGCTGATGAGTTCCAGACTCGCGTAGAGACCATGGGTCAGGTTGGTGAGCAGTACCTTGCTGACATGGCTGATGCGATGGCTGATGTAAGCAAGATGGACGGTAACAACGTCCGCACCCTGACTGGCGAACTTCAGAACAGCATGGTTGGCTTGTTGCAAGAGTACGGCGTCAAGTTCAACCCAGAGAGTGGGACCATCGACTTCCGCGACTCTAGGATCTTCAAGGGTCAGGAAGGGCTGAGAAAGGCCGTAGAGCGTTTCATGCACGGCACCACGACGCAGTCAGGCATTAGAGACTCACGATCTAATTACGCCTCGTTTGAGGACTTGCATAATCTGAAGCTGGCGCTTCAGGACGCTGGTTACGGCACTGCTAGATCCAAGGGTCCGAACGCGGCGGCTACTGCGGCCCTACAGCGCATGTCAGGTCTGGTGAACGATACTGCTAGAACCATATCGCCTGAGTACGGCGCGGCTAACGATGGCCTGTCGATGGTGATTAGAAGTATGCAGGACTTGGCAGATGCCACTAAGACTGATGTCAGCCTTAACGAGACCAGCTTCACGCGCGAGCAGTGGCGCAAGGTTGCGAACAACACCCGCAAGCTAACTAGCAACTACGACTCAGGCGTCAACCTCGATGAGACATTGACTCGCATTGATGATGTTCTGGTTGGGGAAGCTAATAAGTTGGACGGTGACGGCAATTATGTTGGTCACGTGACGGAAGGCCAGATGAAGGAACTCAATCTGGTTAGAAACGAGGATGGCCAGTTCGTCCAAGGGACTAACCCGCGCGAGTTGGCTTTGTTCGCTCACTACATGAACGCGTTCTATGGTGATGGCAAGGTGACCAGCTTCAGGGGCTTGACCCAGCAGTCTAACAATCACCTAGACACCATGGCGGCGAACGCTCTGTGGGGCAACAACGCGGCGGTGACTGGTCAGGTTCTTGGTTGGGCTGACAAGGTGAAGAGCAATCAGCGCAAGATCGACGATAGAACCAAGGCCACTCGCAAGGACCAAGACCTTAACGCTACGGCTCGCGCCAACATCGAGGAAGCGCTGGGCGAGGTTCCGCTGGTGGAGGTGCTTAACCGATGATGGGATTTAGCTTTGCTCGCAAGGCCGCGCCTGTTGTTGCAGGAGGCTCTCTGTTTGCGTCCGAAGAAGCTGAGGCTACCCCGCTACGCATCCTGACTGCTGGTGAGGACGTTGCTGGGGCGCTCTTCAAGCGCCTCATGCGCGCCCAGCAGGACGGGTTGACTCCTAGTAGTGCTATGAAGCAGGCCATGCACGATGACACGTTCAGCACGTACAACCAGATGATCAAGGAAGCGCACAAGCGCGATGGCGGGCCAGCAGGAGCGTTCTACAAGGCCCAGATCAAAGATCTGATCGGACCCATCGCCAAAGACCCGCGCTTCAACAAGAGCAAGTACGCTCAGGAGGCACTACGTGACTGGACGCTGACACGCCTAAAGCGTGGACCTGATTACCGTTCTCGTGAGAGAGGCTCTGTTGACCCCACCACGCTGTTGCCTATCGCTGGCATTGGTGGAGCGGCCGCAATGATGACTCCCGTGGAATCTGAGGCGGCGCTGGTTGATGACCGAACGCAGAAGGAATCACTGTTCGATCTGGGCAAGGTTAGCTGGCTAGGTAATCCCGCCATACGTTCTGTAGTTGGTAGCTTGTTTGATTTGGATACTGAGCGGTCAGAACGACCTATGAAGGCGCTGTACAGCGCTGGGGAAGCGGCCTATCAGGCGACGCAAGGTGAAGACTTCG